GCGCTCAGTAAATGAGGATGCTATTACTGGTAAAGAAGAAGAGATGAAAAACTCTGTAGTTGAAATGTTTACTAGCTTAATAACTCAAGCTAGAGACGCTGCAGCACAACAAAATCCAGAGGCAACTCCAGAGCAATTAGGCCAAAGTATTCCAGAACACCTTAAAAGGTTAGAAAAATACTTTAGTTATGATTTCCAAGATATGAATGAGTCTGTGGCTCATAAACTTCTCACTTATTTAGAAAAAGATCTTAATTTAGATTTAATGTTTAAAGAAGGATGGGAAGATGCTTTAATTGCAGGAGAAGAAATTTATAGAATAGAACAAGTAGCTCAAGAGCCTTCAGCAAGAAGGGTTAATCCTCTTGAGTTTTATTGTTTACTTCCACACAACTCATCTTATGTAGATGAGGCAGATGTAATTGTAGAAGACACATGGATGTCTTTAAATACTATTATAGATAATTACTACGAGGATCTTTCTCCTAAAGAAATTGATAAACTAGAAAAAGAGCACGGTAATAGAAGCTCTATGGAAAGCAGCAGTTTCTTAAACTATCCATCTGAACAAAAGATGTATATTGAAAATAGAGAAGGCGAAGATTCTGGGAATGTATTTAATTATTACGATCAAGACGGTAATATTAGAGTAACAAAAGTTACTTGGAAGTCTATGCGTAAGATTGGTAGGTTATCTTATTTTGATGAACAAGGAATGCCTCAAGAAACTATAGTAAATGAAAGCTACGAGTTAGATAAAGAAGCTGGAGAAACTATTGAGTACATGTGGATAGGTGAGTACTGGGAAGGTACTAAAATTGGAGATAACACTTACATAAATATTAGAGCAAAGAAACAACAGTTTAGAAGAATGGATAATCTATCTGTTTGTAAATCTGGTTATGTAGGTACTATATATAATGCAAATAATTCACAGTCAGTATCTCTTATGGATAGATTAGTTCCATGGGTATACTTATATATTACATTGTGGTACAGACTAGAGCTTGCAATATCTTCTAACCAAGGTAAAATAGCTCTTATAGATCTGTCACTAGTTCCTGATGGATGGGAAGTAGAAAAGTGGATGTACTATGCACAATCAATGAAGTTTGGTTTTGTAGACTCTTTTAACGAAGGTAAAAAAGGACAATCCACTGGTAAACTTGCTGGTAATATATCTACACAAAATAAAGTGCTAGATATGGAAACTGGTAATTACATACAACAACATACACAATTATTAGAATTTGTAGAGTCTAAAGTGCAGTCATTATCTGGAGTTACAAGACAACGTTTAGGAAGTATATCTTCTTCTGAGCTTGTAGGTACAACAGAAAGAGCTGTGCAACAATCATCTCATATTACAGAAAAGTGGTATGATATACATAACAATACTAAAGTTAGAGTACTTCAAACATTAGTGGATGTTGCTAAAGATGTATATAAAGGAAAGACAAAAAAATTCCAATATGTTACAGATAATTTAGCAACAATGACTTTTAACTTAATGGGTGATCAGTTTGGTTATTCTGAGTACGGAGTATTTGTCTCTAACTCTTCTAAAGACTTACAAGCTTTAGAGGCTTTAAAATCATTAACTCAAGCAGCTTTACAGAATGATAAAATGTCTATATCAGATGTTATCGGCATTTACAACTCAAGTTCAATTGCTGATATTAAGAATAAAATTGAGCAGTCAGAAAAAGACAGCCAAGCCAGAGCGCAAGAAGCACAACAACAGCAAATGCAAATGCAACAAGAACAACTGCAAGCGCAACAACAGTTAGAACAACAGAAAATGCAATTCGAGCTAGAGAAAGAAACTAGGGAAGATGCGCGTAACACAGAAGACAATAAAACTAAAATACAGATAGCTATGATGAATAATGAGGCTAAATCACAAGATACATAATTTAGCAAATTATATTTTAGCTATAATTGCAACCTTTTAATTATTTAAAAGAGTTGCTAATGATAACAAAGTTTATATTTTTGTTCACTGATAAATTAAATTAAGTATTACAAATGGCGATAGGAGATGATGCATTAGAAGGATTGGACTTAAGCGTGTTGAGTAACATCACGTCTAAGCCTGGGGAAGATGCCAAGCAAGATGAAAACTTAGACGCGGAGCCGTCTATTTTTGAACCTCAATTAAAAATAAAAGAGGTGAATGAGATTCCAGAAGCGGGACTCAAAGAAGAAAAAGAAGAAGAAGAAAAAGAAGAACCTTCGGAAGATATAAAGGATGAGAAACCTGAAGAATCTAAAGCGGAAGATAAAGAAGAGCCAGTTTCTGAAACAGGTGAAGATAGCGAAGCAGAAGAAGAAACAGAAAACGCCTTTAGAGTATTTGCAGAGATGCAAAGAGATAAAGGACTTATTGATTATAAAGACGAAGATTTTGAAGAAAGTGACGATTGGTTGCTTGATAAAATTTCTAATACCATCGAAGACAAAGTAGGTGAGTATAAGGATTCAATTCCAGAAGAAATTAAATATCTATTAGACAATTACGAGGCAGGTGTCCCTCTAGGTAGTTTATTAGAGATGCAAAACCAAGAACAAGTATACGAATCTATTTCGATAGAAAACTTGGAAAAAAGCGATAGTCTACAAAAAAATGTAGTGAAAGATCTCTTAATGAGAACAGGTTGGTCTGAAGAGCGAGCTAATAAAAAAATTCAGCGTTACGAAGATGCAGGAGTACTCCACGAAGAAGCGGAAGAAGCATTATCATCTTTAGTTGAAATACAGAAGCAAGAGAAACAGCAATTTGTAGAAAGTAAAAAACGAGAGGAACAACAAAGAGTTGAAACTCATCAAAAGTGGCTAGGTGATCTTAAAGATCATATTGGTACTAAAGAAGAAATACTACCTGGATTTAAACTGTCTCCAAAAGATAAAGACAATTTATACAAGGGTATAACTAAATTAGACAGAGAAGGTAAAAATGAAATCATGAGAATGAGAGAAAAAGATCCTGAGTTTGATTTAAAAATAGCATATTTAGCGACAATCCTTAAATGGGATTTTTCAGCATTTGAACGTCAGTCTACAACTAAATCAACTAGAAAGTTGGCAGACGTTATAAAGAGTACGAAAAAAACTGGTTCCAGACCAAGTAGAGGTACCTCTAAAGCTGTTAATTTTGACACTATGAGAAAGTCTCTGCGATAGGAGCTATTTATTTATAAACAACAAGTAACAATTAAATTAATTAAAAATGGCAAACACAATTAGTTCATTACAAATGTATGCTCCTAAAAGCTGGTCTGGTCTTACAACTGAGAACCACTTAGGAAGCGTATTTGCACAAGAACCTACATTAGTATCAAATATTATTAGTAGAGTTTTTGGTTTAAACCAATACGCTGGTTTAGATTACTTTTTATCAATTGGTGGAGGAGATCAAGAACTTCCAGATGATAATGATTACGAATGGTACCTAAAAGGAGATGACGAAAAAGCTATCTCTATTACAGGATACACTGCTGCTTCTTATGCAGGAACTCCTGGCCAATACGGATCAGAAATTCTTATCGAATTTGCAGAAAAATACTTTGCAGTTACAGATAAACTAGTATTAGATGATGGTGAAACTGCTGTACGTGTTATGCGTGAGCCTTACATGTCTGGTACTTCTTTTGTTTATCCATGTATGATTATGGCAGCAGATGCTGCAGACTTTGTAGCTCCTTCATTGTTAGCTGCAGGGTCTAAGGCGAGTAAAGAATACTCTCCACAAGAAAGAACATTGAACAGAACTTATGGTGAAACAAGCTATACTTCTCCGTTCAAAATGCGTAATGCAATGTCTTTCTTATCTAAGACTTACACTATTCCTGGAAACATGCACCAACGTCCTTTAGTTATTGAGATGATGGACCCTAAGTCTAACAAATCTACTAAGATTTGGACTCAGTATGCTGAATACGAATTCATGTGTCAGTGGATGAAAGAAAAAGAGCGTATGCTTTGGTTCTCTAAAGCTAACAAGCAATCTAATGGTACTTACAATGTTATGGGTGCTTCAGGTACTCCAATCATCGAAGGTGCAGGTTTACGTGAGCAAATCTCTCCATCTTACAAGTTCCACTATACTGACTTTACAATTGATTACTTAGAAGATGTATTATTGAACTTATCAATTAACATTCTTCCAGAAGATCAACGTCACTTCGTAGCGTTTACAGGTGAAAGAGGTATGGTACAATTCCATAGAGCTCTTGAAAACCACGCTGCTCGTTTCCAACCATTAGATTCTAAAAGAATTTCTGGTGATGGACAAAACTTATCATTCCAAGGTCAGTACAGAGAGTTTATGGGACCACAAGGTATCCGATTTACTTTAGTACACTTACCAATGTATGATAATGAAGTACGTAACCGTGTACCGCATCCAAAAGGTGGATACACTGAATCTTACCGTTACACTATCCTTAACATGGGTACTGCAGGTGGCGAGAAAAATATCCGTAGAGTATATCCTAAAGGACGTAAGGAATTAATGTGGCACGTAGCTGGTTCTACTTCTCCACTTGGTCCAAACACTTCGTTCTCTAAAGGATCTGCATCTGCAGTAGATGGTTATCAATTATTCGCTCAAGCTCAACAAGGTGTGCTTATTGCAAACCCAATGTCTTGTGCTGAATTGATTTACTCATCTGCAGTATAATAATAGATAATTAATATAAACACGAAAGAAGAAGAAGATGGCAAAAGTTGCAAAACATAAAGCTGAAGTGAAGAAAGAAAGTGTTGTTATAAATACTAGACCAGATAAGGTTACTCTAAAACCTATAAAGAAAAATGGATGGCTCCCTGAAGATCACGACGGGAGCGTCCGTTATTCTAAATGCTTCGAGCGGTTAACCGTTCAAGCTGCAAGAGGTACAGGAGTGCTACAAACTGGATTATCTGATGAAGATGAAAAACGTCTTGAAAATAAAATGAACATGTCCTCTGGAACGTTGTCTAGATACAACAAAGACTATTGGACTATGTTTAGAGTAGATGTTCCTAAAGAAGGAGCTATTCTTGACCTTTCTTCTCCAGAAGATGAATTAAAATACTTAGTTTTAAGAGCGCATCAAAGGGTTGCTAACTCAGAAATGGAAAGATTTGATTCTCCATTTGCAGAGTACATAATGACTTCAGATGAGCAAGAAGCTAAAGTAGTAAACAAAAAATCTAAACTTAAGCGTAAGGCTTACAAAGTGTTTAGTGGGATGAGTACTACAGAAATGAAAGATGTTCTTAAAGTTATGGGTAAACGAGTTGGAGACGATGCGTCTGTAGACTTTGTTGAATCACAACTGGATAAAATCGTAACAGATAATCCACAAGAATTCTTAACTACTGTAGAAGATCCAACATTTGCAATGAGAGCGTTTATTGATGATTGTATATCATCAAGAGTTCTTGTAAAAAATGGTACTAAATACCAACTTCCTGGTGGAGATGTTGTAGGGTATACACTTGAGCAGACGATTGAATATTTACAAAATCCTGAAAATCAGGAAGTGTATTTAGATTTAAAAGGTAAAATGTCTATAAGCAAATAATATGACTAGAGCTGAAATGCATACAGAGTTTAAATTATTGATGGATAAATCAGGGGAAGGCGGATCGCCTTCTTTCCTGGCTTCTGAAATTGATTCCTTCTTGAACATAGCTCAAGAAAAGTTTATATCTAAACGTGCATTTGGAAACAACCCTAGACGTACTAGTTTTGAAGAGAATCAAAAACGTAGAGACGATTTAAGAAATTTAATTTCTAACGAAGCTATAACTAGTTTTGTAACAAATCCTACTGCATCTAAACCTAACGGTGTATTTGCATTACTACCTAATGATTACAGACATAGCATAAATGAAGAAGCTACTATTTATACAGGAGACAATTCAACTGCTACTAGAAGAGTTAGTGTTAAACCAATAACTCATGATCGTTATAATAAAATTATAAATGATCCTTTTAATAAACCTGATAAAGATACAGTATACAGACTAGATTTTGGTTTGTTAGCTACTGACGAAGTTGTAGAAACAGAAGAAGGTGAAGAAATCACTTCTGTAACTAATAGTTATTTTGAATTAATATGTGGTGATGGGCAAACAGTGTCTTCTTATATTTTAAGATACATTAAAACCCCCACTAAAATTGCTCAAAATTCAGCTTGTATATTAGCTACACACACTCATAAGGAACTTGTAAAAATGGCTGTCGTAGATGCTTTAGAAAATGTAGAGCAACCACGATACCAATCAAGTAAAATTGAACTTAACGAAATAGAATAAATAAAATGGCAAGAACAGCAAAAATAACAAATGCCAATGTAGGGCCTCGACAGAACGTCGGAGGTAACGTTGGTAATACTCCAGTTCGAGCACAAGATTTTAACAATCTTGTTGGGGATCATGTTAGTCAGTCTGACACGAGCGCTCAAGTAATAGCTAGCCAACTTACTGTAAGAGGAGATATTCTTACTAATCCTGGAACTCCTGCTGCAGCTCTTGGAACTTCAAATATAACTTTAACTATTGCTCAAATTTTGACGCAAATTTTAGAGGAAGATCCAGAAGGAGCTGCTAACTGGACTACTCCTACTGCTGCTTTAGCAGTGGCTGGAATACCTAGTGTAGCTGCAGGCGATTGTCTTGATTTTTATGTTATAAACAATGCAACAGCAGGAGCTGATGAAATTGTTACTATGGTAGCAGGCAGCGGTTGTACTATTGTAGGTAATGCAAAAGTTGCAGCACCTAATGTTACAGAAGATCAAGAAAATTCAGGTAGTGCTAAATTTAGAATTAGATTTACAAATGTAACTTCTGGTTCTGAAGCATATACTCTTTACAGACTAGCTTAATTAATTAATTTTTAAAGAAGAAAACAAATGTTTAAAACAGATAATTCCCTACATGTATTTGTAGGACCAAATAGCGCTAGTGCAAATGCAGCATTCCAAAATGATGCAACAGCAGGTGCAGCTACAGGATCAGGTAGTATCTTTGTAGTAAATGAAGTAGGCGCAGCTCATGCTGACGCTATTGCGGCAGGAGAACTTTTTAAAATTGGACAAAAACATGCTGATGGTTCAGTAAACTTTTCTCCATTATTAAAATTTAGTGACGCTAGTATTGTAGGTAAAGCTACAGTTGCTAGATCTGAGCAATCAGTAGTAATTGGATTCGATGGAGTTTCAGGTTCTATACAAGCACTTAATTCTAATCGTTATACTCTTCGTGTAGCTTTTAAGAATAACACAGATATGTTCTCTGAGCAATCAGACTTACATTTCTTTGAATATGTTTCTGATGCTGCTGCGCAACAAATAGAAATTGTAGATTACCTTGCAAAAATTATGTCTAAGAATGAAAAATTCTCAGGAAAATTACTTGGTAACAAAAGAGGTTCTGTAAAAGTTGAACGTCTTTCTGCACAATCTTCTACTGCTATTGGAAATAGTGAAACAGTAGATCTTGTTAATGGTAGTACTTTTGTACTTGCTAAAGAATCTGACGGAACAGTTAGTACTGCTCACGGTCTTGTAGCAGGAGATTATGTTCGTTTAGGTCATGCAACAGATGATGCATATGGAATTTATAAAGTAGTTTCAGTTGATGTTGGTAACATTGTTATTGATCAACCGTACCAAGGAGCTACTGAAGCAGCAGCCGATGCTGGTGAGTTAGATGCTGTTCCTACAGACGATGCTTGTGGTCTTAAAATTAGTGCTCTTGAACAAGAGTGGAAGTTAGGACGTTTAACTGATACACAAGTTACTTTTGAAGTTACTTTAGATGGTTGGGGAACTACAGCCGCTCCAGCAGTAACAGCTGCTGTTAAAGGTTCTGGGCACGGTAAAGAAGTTGCTGAGTTAGAATGGTTTGGTAAAGGTTCTCAAGGAGCTGCTTACCGTACAGGTATCATTAGTAACGAAACTGATATTACTTTATATGCTTCTAAGGATGCAGTAT